TTTTTGGTGACCGTTAAGACCTTCTAAAAATCCTAAGTCATCCCATTTTTTGATGGTATCTTCTTTGATAACACGAAGGTGCTTAAGACCGATGTTACCTACCATACCTGATTCTAATAATGCTCCCATTTTGAATTGTATTTTGTTTTTTGGTTTTATTTTTTATTTTAATTTTGACATCAAATCCTTCATTCTTTTGAATTGTGGATTTTCGTAAGCTTTTGATTCAGCCAACATTTCTTTTGAAGATGATGTCGGTGCGATAGAGATTTTTTCTGCAACTGTCTCAGTTACTGTTTTTTTAGTACCTAATTCAGATTTTATTGTTGCGAATAAATTTTTAGATTCATTCATTGTTGAAACTGTATCAAATCTCTTTAAAATATTCAATTTCTCTTGTTTTGTTGTAGAATGTTCAGTGAAAAGACGAGTAGCATAAGCAAGATTTGCGTTAAACACAGCAACTTCATTAAGTTTTTCCTTAAAAAGAATTAAAGCCTTTTTATATTCTGAATTTTGTTTTTTTAATTTCTCAACATCTTCGTTGATACCAACAACACCAGAACCTGCTTTATATCTTTTTTTACTTGGAAGTCCAGATCTTTCGGCTCCGCCTTTATTTCCATGAGGATTAGATTTAGTTCTAGCGGCTTCAGTGGCTTCTACTTTTTTAGTTTCTTCCTCTTCTTCTGTAGTTTCTTCCTCTTCATCCAATTCTATTTCATAAACTGATTCTTCTTCCTCTTCATCCATTTGTGATAAATCATTAAATGATTCTTCCTCTTCTTCTTCGAATGAATCGTCTCCATCAAGTTTAATGATATACTCATCATCACCGGTTTCAAGCTCAACGTTGTTTCCGTCTTTTTTAACTACAATACCATCTTCTGGTTTCATAGCCTTGAACACTTTTAATACTTCTTCATCAGAAGCACCCGTCATGTCCATTACATCTTCATCGTCGTCGAAATTGTCATCAGATTGTGATCCAAAATCTACATCATCAGTAGAATCATCATCACCATCTTCGGAATCCATATCATCTTCAGAATCCATATCGTCAATTCCTTTACTTAATTCTCCGTTATCAAGGTCGTCATCATTTTCAGAATCTTCGGTACCTTCTTCATCGTCGGTAGCCTCTTCATCTGGCATATCATCTGTTTCCTCTTCATCAGGATTAGGTTGTTCGTCCATTGGAGTAACCTTTTCCTCTTCTTCCATTGATTCTTTAAGCAAATCGTTTAGTTCTTGTTTCATTGTTGAAGCAAGTATACCTTTTGCATTTTGCTTTACTGCTTCTTCAAGTGTTTGTACCTGAAGTAACGCTTGTTCTAAAATGGATTTTTGATTCATTTTTTTTAATTTGTTTTATTATCTTATAAATACTATGATTTTATTAAAAAACTTATTTTTTAATATTAGTAGACCTATAAAATTGGTTATTTTGTTAAAAAGCTATCTAATTTTCCCATCAATCTCATAATTTTATCATCAACTGGTGGTTTTTCTTTAATTGATTCTTGGTATTGTTCTCTATCGGATGGGTCAGAAAATACGTAAGCGCCAGGTGTAGATGGAGATGATACTAAATCAAAACACACTAATTCAAAATCTTCTTGAACTATGTTTTCACCTTTTACATTTTTTAATGACCCAACACCACGAGATGATATTCCCAAAGTGGCACCATTCATAATTAACATAGCCGCTTGGTCACCCTTAGTTGATACAATACCCATCTTCTTCCATCCCGGTGAAGTGAATAGTTTAATTTTACCCATAAGGATTTTACCATCCCACCATGTTTCGAGAATTGAATGGGATACCCTATCTAAATCGATAAGTGATGAGGAAGGGTGGTTTAATTCGTTAAGAGCACCACCTTTTTTAATTAATGATTGGTATTTTTCGTTTTCTCTTTTAAGAATAAATTCGGGATAAATTCTTCCGTTTTTATTTGGAGTGTCGTATTTTTGTAAAACGGCATAAAGGATAAGGTCTTGTGAAAAGTCCATATCCTTCATCTCCGATATAATTTTTTTGTTGTCTTCGGGGGAAACGTGTCCAGCGTCGTATTCGATTAATAATTTTCTTCCGTCTTTAAATGTGATTCCATTTTCCATATCTCAATAAATATCACAATACTTCCATTTATATCCACCTGCTGAATTTCTTTTATTTTTTAACACATAGTTTATGGATGTTCTATTTGTGTTTGTTCTAATTACAGCATCTTGTATCGATTCCCATTCGTTTAAATAATTATCATTTAAATCTAATTGAATTATCTTTTTTCTTTTATTTTCATCCCATTTTCTGTTTCTTTTAACACCAAACATTGAATTTCCGATACCTAATCTTTGTTGTTTAAATTTTTCTTTGGTCTCTTTTGTGTGTTTTCTACCAATACATCCTTTTCTCATGTTATCTCTCCATATGTCATTAATAATTCTACCTTTTAATTTTTCTGATATTTTTTTATTAACTTCATCACCAAAATTACCTCCTCCACCTCCAGGTACCATATTAGTTAATTTAAAACCGAATGACTTAAATAAATCAATATAAAAATCCTCCCAAAATCCAAAATTATTAAATGGTACTTTATCCAATATTAATAATTCAGGTTTTTGAGAGGACTCAATTAAACTGTTTATCTAGTTATCTTTATATGTTTTTTTGTATTTAGATTTTTTTATGTGTTCTTTAAATCTTTGATTAGGATTATCAGATTTACCAACGTACTTTACTTCATTGTTATGTAATAGACAATATATGTAAGTTTCGTTAGGACCTAATATCTTCATTTATAGTTTCTATTAATACTATAAATACATCGATATGTAAGTTATTTTTTGGTTTTGTGAAAATTGAATAAATTTTTATCAGATAAACCGTTTTCAATTATGGATTCCAATAAATTTTTAATATCTATTTTAACTTCTTTTGATTTTATATCTAATTGTTTTACAGTATATAAAGTTATCTCTAAATTCATAAAAGATTTTTTATCTAATTTTATTCCTTTAGTTCTTATATCTAAATCAACAATAGATTCTTTCCTGAAATGATTATTATTTAAAGAATAAACTATTTCTTTTATTCTTCTTCTTGATTTTATTATTAATTGATTAAAATCTTCATTTTCATTTTGAGGTTGTACCCAAGAATTTAACTTCAAATAAATGGTTTTTAGATTTTTAAAATCAACTGTTCCATATCCAATTTTAACATTTTTGTACGTTCCTATGGGAATATATTTTCCAATTTTCATTTAACTTTACATATATTTCTTTATTTTATGGTGTAATATAAAGAATAAAGAAAAAAAATCGAAAAACCAAAAAAAATTAATATATTTATAAAAAAGATAATTAAATTATGATCATAATCAATTTAGAAAAAGAAAAAAACATTGATTCGGCATTAAGAGTTTATAAACAAAAAATTCAAAAAACTAAACAAATTCAAAAATTAAGAGAAAGACAAGAATATGTAAAACCTTCAATCAAACGAAGAAATGAAGTTTTGAAAGCTATTTATGTTGAACAAATAAAAAACGGTCTTAGTTAAGACCGTTTTTTAATTCTGTTAATTTGTAATAATTATATTTTGATGAATTCATTTTTTGAACTTCATCTTTTACATCTTTTAGTTTATTAATAAAATCATTATCTTTTGATTCGTTTAATAATGTTTCAACTTGTTTTAAAACTGATTCTTTTAATTCCTTTATTTTATTTTCAATATCTTCATTTGTTAATAACAAGATATCTTTAAATTCATTTTTTTCATCTTCATTTAAAGAATTGTTGTAAAGTGTATTGAAGTTATTTGTTAATACCGCATGTAAAAGATTTTCGTTCGGTACATAAACAGATTCTTCAATTGTTTTAACTTCCTTTTTAGTTGATAAATGATCAATTAATTTTTTCTTTGCAATTACTTTTCTATCAATGTTAGTTAAATTAGATTTCTCAGATAATTCATCTAAACATTCATATAGTTCATTTTTTTCATAATCAACATCACCAATAAATTTAGATAATTTATTACAAAAATTTTCAATTGATTTTGTTTTTTCAACTAAAAGAGGTTCTACGGTCTCAACATATAATTGAGCAGATCCGGGATAGTTTAATTCCATGTTTTCAATTTCTTCATAAAACAAATACATTTCTTTAAAATCTTTGTTTTCGTTAATTTCTTTTAGTATACTTTTAAATTCAGTTTTATTTTCCTTAGTATATGATTCTGTTAATTTATTTAACAATTTACTTTTTATCACCCCAAATTTGTTCATGTTAATCGTTTAAAATATCTTTTATTTTATTTTCTATTTCATAAATATTCTGTTGAGCTCTTTCCATATCAAATAATTCACTAAAATCTAATTTTTCATCACCCAACATTCCTAATATTTTTGATTTTTTAGATTCGCTCAATGGTCCTTCGCCAGCTGGCACTGGTGTTGATGGTACTGATGTACCCATATCCATACCACCGGCAGGTGATTCACCGCCACCTTGTGATTCGACTTTTTTTCTTTCTTCTTCAGGTATACCATATTTTTTATCCACTTCATCAAACACCCCTGAACGTTTAATAATGTTTTGAGTATTAGTTAATTCAAATCCAATCGCTCTTTCAAGACGTTGTTGTTGTAAATCAAGGATAACCTCACTATCACTAAATCCTAATATATTCTTTTTTGCCCAAGTATGTGATACAGGTAAGATACCCACTTGTGATTGATCTGATGTAGCATCTTTATATAACGTAACCTTTTCTTTCCATTGTTCAATACGTAATAAATCGGATTGTGCTGACGGGTTAGTTAAAGACAATGAAAAATTATTTAATTCATCTTCTAATCCCAAAAAGTAAAGATGAATTAATGCAACCTTATTTAATTCTTGTATTAACGATTTTTGAATTTTGTTAATGGTTCTAGCAAAACGAATATCCATTAATGCTAAATTTTTACCGTCACCAACGACTTCTTCAAAACCTAAAAATGCCTTTGGAATACGAAGTGCTGCTAACATTTTCTTTTGAATGTATTCGATATCTGCAATCTCACCTAAATTTTGAGCACCTGGCAATGTTTCAATCGGCATTGTTTGTGATGGATCACGAACTGGAATGAAATAATCTTGGTCTACCGCCATTTGATTATATCTCATATCTACCTGACCATTTTTAGGATCTGAAATTGGAGTACGTTTAAATTTATTTGCAACTTTTTGTACATACGGTTCAATGTCCTTATCGTCCATGTTACCAACAAATACTTTGAATACACGTCTTTCGGGTGCTCTTGATGTTCTATAAATTAACATTGCATCTTCAGCTAGTAAAAGTTGTTTCCAAATTCTTCTGATTTTATCTAACATAGAGGTACCATATGGTAATTTTCTATCATCACCTAATAATCTAAAGTGAGCAACTTCCCATGCTTGGAATTCTAAATCTTTATTTTTCCATTGAAAACGTAATTCTCTTGTAGGTACATTGGCATCTCTTTGATTTGGTGTTTTAGAAGAAGCTCCTTCAATTCTTTCTATTTCTATATTTGGTAATTGTTGAACACCTATAACACCATTTTCAGGATCAATTTTTAAATAAACAAAATCATCACCATATTTACACAATCCTCTTGCCCACATTTGTAAATTTGTGTTGATGTCTAATTTATTATTAAACAAATCTTCTAAAATTGTTTTAATTCTATCTGATTCAGAATATATTGTTAATATTTGTCCTTTTTCTGATAATGTTGTAGATTCTTCTGCGTATATATCTAAGGCTGCGGATATTTCGGGTGTGAATTCCATTGATTCATAATCATAATATGCTGCCAATCTATTTGGTTCATAATATACCGATTGATTGTATAAAGATTGATCTAGTTTTGTCCATTTATCTGAAATGTATTGACTTTGTTGTGCATGTAACAAAGCCTTTTCGTAATCTTCTTTACTACCTGTTTTTAATAATTCATCTTTAGAAAAATTAAACGATGGTGATTGTTCCGGTTTCATTTGACCCGGGTAACCAAACATTTTTGTTAATTTCTGAAAGATTGTTAAATTTTTATCTGTCATGTATATAAATACTTTTTTTTATAATATAAACTATTTTATTAAAATTTGAAGAGTTATTTGGATTTACCAAACAACCATGAATATTCTTTATATGTCTCTTTTGGTACATTTAAAGGATTGTCTCTATGGTATAAACTTGAATCGGTTTGTATTGAACCTATAGGGTCAAAAGACGATCCGTAAGAATAAAATGTTTTGTTAGATTCATATGTTCTTTCAGACAATGCCCAAGATTCTAACATTGCTTTATTTTTAGAATCATTTCTTTGTAATTGATTAAAACACAAATCCCCACAATATAGTGCCATTGAAAGACTCATAATAGAATCATCATGTGCACCCTTCATATGATCAGGTCTTCCATTAATATACACAAACGTATTAAGTTCATTTAATAATCTTGTTGACCTAACAGCAAAACCTTTTCTAACTTGTTCTTCAAATGCGGCAACAATTTGTGTTCGTTTATTATTAAAATTTATACCCGGAATTTTTTCCATGGCCTTTTTATTATATTCCCAAATATTTTGAGTGTTAACACCATCAATATAGAGATTTTTATAATTCAATTCTTGTAATTTTCTAGATGTTGCAATTCCCATACCTCCGGTGATATCTATAACAATAAAAGCATCATATAACACTCCCCATTTGTAACAAATAGACGCTAAATCATCAGGTGGTATTTTTCCAACATATTCAACAACTTGTTCTCTTTCATCAAAATCAACAATGTTAATTGATGAAAAATCCTCACTATCACCTCTACTAACATCAACACCCATAATATAACGATGACCCGGAATAGGTTCTTTCCATTGCCAAAAAGTACCCTGCATGTATTTTTCTTTAGGTACACGAACTAAGTTTTTTGCTATGTTTTCTTGAATTTCACCGGGAATCACACCATCTCCAGAACCTAAGAAATCACACTCCAATTCTTGAGCTATCTTACGTCTATCATATTTAAATTTCTTAGACATTGACTCGAACCAAGATGAAAATGGTTTATACCCTTGTTCCAAGTATTGGTTATAATTTTTTGGATCAAAATCAAACATAACAACCTCATCATCATTATATTGTTCTCTATTTAACATGTAATGACAAATATCATTACATTTAACCCAACGTAAATCTTTTGTATAACGAGGATCTTTAAACCATCTTAAATCAGTTATATGGAAGTCATTAATACCCCTTAGTGCTTGATCAAATACACCATAATAAATTGGGTCGTACCCATTCGGTGTCGAAACTAAAATGATTTTACCACCAGTAGAAAGGGAGGCCATAGATGCCGCCCAAAAGTCTTCCCCCGCTTCAATATAGGCAGCCTCATCAAATATTAATATTGTTGGTGTATAACCACGAAGTGCATCTGCTGATGTTGCAACTGCTTTTACTTCACAACCATTATTTAATCTAAATCTACTTTCTGAATTTTTATCTGGTGAAAAACCAACATTTATCCATTCCGGCCATTGTTCTAAAAAATGTCTAATTTTATTAGCCATTTCAATTGCAGTATCTCTTTTATTTGCAATTACGAGTACTCTTTCAGGATTTTCAGGTTTAGCTAATTGTAATTTTTTTGAGATCCAAGCCGCTGTTACTGTTGTTACCCCTGCTTGTCTATATTTTCTTGTGATGTTTTCGTTATATGTTTCATAATCCTTTAATAATTGGATTTGATCTTCAAATAACTCTAAGGGGACATATTTTTTTTGTGTATTATCGTAAGTTTGTAAATATGTCTTTAAAGCGTATGGAGTGTCTTTAATTATTTTGGCATACTCCATTAATTGTTCTGCTCTTGTATTCATATATATAAATACAAAAAAAGGTGGTTAAAAACCACCTTTTAATTATTCTTCATCAGGTCTTCTCATCCCGAATCGACTTAAAAAATCATCTAAGTCATCATCATCATTTTTAGAATTTGATGGACGAATGTTTAATCCACCCAACAAATCAGATAACTCATCATCAGTAATTTCTTCCTCCGCATCGTCTAAGTTACTTCTAAATTGTGAAATTGAATCTTCATAATCTTGATCATTGAACATTTTTTGGATACCGTCCATTAACTGATTAATCAATTGTTTACCTCTATTTGTTTTACCTAATACTTCCTTCATAAGTGTTAAAAACTTTTTCGCAGGAAGTTTAAAAATTTCAACTAAAAGATAATTTTGCAACTCAATTTTGTTTTCATCGGTCAAAATATCCTCAGGGAATTGACTTCTAATTCTATCCCAAATGGCAGGACCTAATCTTAAATCCCACATTTCTTTTTCTAATGTGTCTTCAGTACTTTCAACATCTTCAAAACCTTCATCACCTTCAGGTCTTCCTTGAATTGCAAATACTTCTAAAGTACCTTTAATTAATTCATGGACTAAAACTGGAAAATTAATACCACGTGCGACCACTTTAGCGGTACCTTCCTCATCTTCAGGTCTTTCAACACTTTCCTTTCCTGCAGCAGATCCACTCAACCCTTTAATTAAATCATCACTTATTTGCCAATAATTCAAATCATTAATTGACATCATTGTACCATAAAGGTTAAGAATATTTGGATGTCCTGTGATTTGTTCTAATCTTTCAGGTACCAAATGAAACATATAATGACCTTTTTTAGATGCTCCTTGAATGATTGCATTAATCATTCTTCTTTTTGCTTTCTCTAAATCTAAATTTTGTAACTCGTTAAATATTTCAACTTCATTTTCAATATTAACTTCTTCAGAGTTTTCCTCGTTATTATCGTCATTGTTAAAATCACCCATATCTATCTCACCCATACCAACGAGTTTTGCATCATATTCAATGGCACCTTCAGGGATACCCATTTCTTTCATCACTAACTCCACCGCAAGTTGTTCTAATTGTTGTTTGTGTTGAGATTCAATTTGAACAATCGTATTATGGGCGTTCATTAATGTAAGTTGTAATTGCATTACACCACTCATACCTTGTTGTATAGGTGCTCTATCACCAAGGTATCTTCTTAAATTTGCAACTACCTGTTTATAACGTTCTGACGCTAAAACTTCTTGGAAATTTTTATTTGGTTCGTCCCCTGTAGAAGGAAGTGGAACTTTTTTAAAGGGTGTATCTTTCTGAGCCAATTTATCTTGGACACCTTGGTCAGGTCTATCTGGTGTTTCGAAATCCATTGCCATCTCTTTTAAATTTTCTTTAATCAAAGATAACAATTTTTTCTTAGAAATTGACATTATTCTGTTTCTTTTAAAGCTTTTGGTTTAGGGTTCTTACCAGGACCAGGATTATAAGGGGTTTTTGGTTTTGTACCCGGATTTACCTTTGGTTTTGTAGGTGCAGGTTTTGTTGTAGGTTCCGCTGCTGTGGCAATTGAGTCGTATGTCATGAATTCAGGTATACCATTATGTCCTTTTTTTACATTTGGTCCATGTTGAGTAGCTACTTCTGATTCAGTCAATTTAGTTTGGATAAGTTCCATAATTTCGTTTTTAGATGTAAAGGTATGATATTTACTTTCAGCTAATCTACGAACCCACTCTTTAACTTCCAAATCTTCTTTTACGTTTTTTCTTTTTACATTTTTCCACATTACAGATCCTGCAACTGCCTCAGGGTCTTTGGTACCACTTTCTTTTGCTTTTTTAACAATTTTTTGAAAACCCTTACCTTTTTTACCAATATCCTCACCTTTTTTAGCCTTTTTAACTATTTCACTTTTCTTTTCTTTAGAAAGTCCTGAAGATGGTTTTTTCTTTTTAGTCCCCTCCTTCATTTCTTCTTCATATGTTTCTATAGTTTTTTTGGCTTTTTTAGCAGTATCTAAGTCTTTTTGAAATGTTGGACTAGTTTTAGGAATCATAACTGTTTCTTCTCCTAAAATTCTTTCCGCTAAATTATTTATTTGTTTATCAGTTAATTTTGATAATGTTTTTTCTGAAAATCCTTCTTTTAATAAGGATCCTACTATTTCGTTTCTTTTCATATTTTAATTGGATTTAATTTCTTCATTTAGAAGGATATAATTTCTTTGTTTTAGTTTTTTAACAACACTTTCTAATGATTCACCAAATTTAAATGTTAATCTTTCAAATTCTGAATCAAAATCAAATTTTTCCCAAGCCATAGATATTACCCCGTCTACTGCATCAATAACTCCGAAATAATCGGAGTTTTGAATTAATTCTAATTGTAAATCGGTATCTTTTAATAGTCCCACTAAATCAACATATTCTATTTCCGGTGACTTACTTTGAGATGATGACGATGATGGTATTATAAACCATTCATCCATGTCAATTTCAGTACTATTACTAAAAATAAATTCATACTGTTTTTGACCTTTATAGTCGGAACCAATTTCATTAACATATATTAAATGCATCTTAATGTTTAAAATATTTACTTAATGTTTCACCAATTGCGTTACTAATATCATTTTTTATTTCATCCAAATCAAGTTCATGAAGATCATCATCCTCACTTAAATCTGCATATTTTGATAAATCAATTTCATCAGTTTCAATTGGGGTGTTAATAAAATCATCTAATTTAGACATAGTTTCACCTAAATCTTCTTCTCCTGATGGTTCTTCAGCCGGAGTTTCGGATGGAGTTTCGTCACTTGGTGTCTCATCACCATCGGTACCACTTTCTAAATCTCTCTCAAATTTTTTACCGATTTCTTCAATATCTTCATCATCTAATTTATCTAAATCAACTGCAGATATAATCATATTAAGAACATACTTAATATCATCACTTTCCATTTTTTCATGTAAATCTCTTAGTTCTTGACCTAATTTACCTGCATATTTTTGTACTTCTGACATGTAATCAGATTTTTTACTCATACCATCACCAGCCGTATCGTCTGAAGGTGGTAAATCACTTGGAGCTGCGGTACCACCTTCAGGTGAAGGTTCCGTTGTGTCCATTGATGTATCACTAGGCATTTCCTCTGGAGACGGTAACGGTGTATCCATTGGGGGCTCCGACATAGGTGATTCCTGTTGAGGTTTTGTTTGTTTTAAAACATATTTTGTGGCTTCTTGTAAATCCTGTTGACCTTTTAATAGCTCAAGACGTTTTAAAGCGTCACCATATGAAGAAAATCTATTTTTATTTTTCATGAACATACCACCAATATAATCAAGTGATGATTCATTTAATCCACTTTTTACATAGTAACCGTCTTTTTCTTTAACGATTCCATATTTAAAACCTTTTATAGTTTCTTTAACCAATTCAGGTTTATTTGAATTTATTTTTTTATTTTTTTCGTTGTAGTATGTAAGTTCTAGGATTCTTTTTAATTTATCATCCCCGTTTAATTTTTCACTACCTAATGGTTTTAAATCTGCCATGTGTTTTTTTGATTATTTTAATAAGCACTTATTCTTATCCTATAAATACATAGATATATGGAAAAAAATAGGTCTATTTATTGTGTTATGGATAATTTTTTATCAATTAGTGTTGTTTTTAGATTTAACAACTTTTCAATGTATCCATTTCTTCTTAATAATTTAAATGTTAAATTTTCATAAGAAAACTCACCCCCACTATCTAACCCACTCTGTCTAAATTTTTTTATTTTTTTTCTTAAATTTTCTATTTCAGGTAAAATATTTTTATTTGATTTACTATATTGAATTAAATCATCAATTTTTTTTGCAAATTCTTCTCCCTTTTCAATAATTTTCTTATCATCAATTTGAATGTCGTCTTTCTTAGGTTCAATAATCCATTTATTATTTAATACGGAATAAACACCTGAAGATACATGTTCTTCATTAACATCTTGAACATATATTTCAACATCAAAATTTTTCACTTTAATTTCATGTTTCTCATTCCATATATTTTTTTTGGCATCAAAAAATTCTTTTAGTAGTCCTAAATCATAATCAGTTTCTTTAAAATCAATAAGAATATGTAAATCGACATCTGAATATTTTGACCAATTATAATTTGCTAATGATCCGGTTAGAATGATGTCATGGATAAAAAATTCAATACCTAACGTATCTATAAATTCATCTGCAATTTTTAATAATGTTTTTCTAACATCATCGTTCATAACAAAACCTTTGTTTGATTTTGTGAAAATATCATTAGATAAAGATTCTTTTGATTTAAACGTTTTAACTATTTGGTTATCTAAATCTTTATCTTCTATTAATTCTTCAAACAGTGAATGATGTATTTTTTTATTTTTTAAAATATAATTTATTAATTTAATCATATTTTCTGAAGTAAATCCCTGAGTACCGACTGATCCGTTAGGTCTTCTAAGTGTATTTGTTTTAATTAACTTAAATTCACCATTTATTATTGATGGAATATTATTAACATTTAATAAGTTTAATAAATTGGCTCTATGATTACCATCATTAATTACATACGAATCATCGGGTAATTGAGACATCTTAACTGGATCTGATTTTACATATTCATAAATTTTTTGAATATTTTCAGGTTCATTTCGCAATCTAAGGATTAATTCTTTAAATTCACTCATTTTATTTTTTTGTAATTATGACTTCTGGCGATATGTTCGTTGAAGTATTTTCCTTGAGATTCGGCCAATCTAAATTTAGTGAACTTATTCCAAGGAACCTTATTATATTCATAAATAGCACCAGTATTAAAAGTAACTGTTAAATCTTCATTTTCAGTGTTATATTTTGCTGATTTTAAATTTGATGAGTTAATTACTACCTCAATTAAGGTACCTTCGATTTTTTCTGATAAAATAGCCATATTGTAAAATTTTATATAATATACATAATAAATATCAAATAAAAAACCTCGATTTCTCGAGGTTTTTTATTTATAATAGATTATAAATTATTTTATCATTTTAATTATTAATTTCTTTAATTCTGATTCAGAAATTTTAATTACTTTTTTATTTTCCTGTATTTGATGTGTTTCTTCTAATTCTTGTTGATTTTGAGTTTGTTCTTGATTCATCGATTTTACCATCGATTTTGTTAAACTATTATAAACTTCATCACCAAATTTTTCTCTAATGTTATTTTCATCACGTAAATCTTTAAACTTACCACCTACTAAAAATCCTAAAACAGTTTCTAAATTTATTGATCTCCAAGATTTTTTTGATGCAATTTGTTTTAGTTCATCTTCACTTTGAGGAGTATCTGTGTTTTGATTATTAAGCCTTAATTGTTTAAGTTCTTTAATATATGCATTAATATCAATTACTCTTTTTAAATTATGGTTTTGTTGAACGTTCATTTGTGCGTCAGTTTTTTCTCTATCACTTGCAACATATGAACTTAAATTTTTTCTAACCGCCATATGTCTAACACTTCCGTCTTTTTTAACAAATGCAACACTAACTGTTTTATTTTTATCTAAAGAATCTCTTAAATCTTGTAAATTATCATCTTCATGGTAACCTTGATAATCTAATTCATCAAGATTTACATTTTCTTTAATGATTTTTTTTAGTTGTGTTTTGGTAAGTCTTATGATTTTTTTCATTTAATTTTTTTTATATAAATATAATTAATAAATAAAAAACCCCGATTTTCGGGGTTTGAAACTTAGTTAATGGATATAAAACGTTCAATAGGTTTTTTCTTATTTTTAGGTAAAATAATATTAAGTACACCGTTTTCAACACTACCCTTGATATTTTTTTCATCTATATCTTCAGGTAAAGTGTATGATTTTTTAAATGAATTGGTAAATGAAAATGTTTTTTCATCTGTTTCTTGAGATTCATGTGAAATATTTATGACATTCTCATTTAATGTAATTTTAATGTCGTTTTTAGTTAAACCGGGAACCGCAATTTGAATTAAGTATTCATTTTCATTTTTAGTTATGTTCGTTTGTTTATTCGAACCTAAAACAGACATTCTATTGAAATAAGAATCATCCAAAACCTTATCTAAGGTTGTAAAAAATGGGTCTTTAAATAATGTTATCATAGTTTTTATATTTTTTTACTTTTAAATCAAAATTTTTACCAATTATATTTTTTTGTCAATATGACATATTTTTTTAAATATTTTAGACATTTTGACATTTTTTTGTTTTTTAGAATATTTTATCTTATTTTTGTGGTATAAAAATATATTCTAATGGCAGTAGACTTTTTTGAAGATGGACCAACAACAAACCCTAAAAAAATAAAAAAAGGGTCGAATACACCAATATTAGATAATTTTTCAAGAGATCTGATAAAATTAGCGGAAGAAGGAAAAATTGATCCAATTGTTGGTAGAGATGACGAAGTGAAAAGAATTGCACAAATTCTTTCTCGTAAAAAGAAAAATAATGTAGTAATTGTTGGAGATGCCGGTGTCGGTAAATCTGCTCTTGTTGAAAAATTGGCAAAAATGATTGTTAAAGGGGATTGTCCCTCAAATCTTTTGGATAAAAGAATAGTGTCTTTGGATTTAACATCACTTGTTGCAGGAACAAAATACCGTGGTCAGTTTGAAGAAAGGATAAAGGCCATTTTAGTTGAATTACAATCAGAACCAAACGTTATTGTGTTTATTGATGAATTACATACCATGGTTGGTGCGGGAAACGCTAGTGGTGCGATGGATGCTGCAAACATTCTAAAACCGGCTTTGGCTCGGGGAGAAATTCAATGTATAGGTGCCACAACATTTGATGAATTTAAAAAACATATAGAAAAAGATGCTGCACTTGTAAGACGTTTTCAAAAAATTATATTAAAAGAACCGACATCAAATGAAACAATTGAAATATTAAAGAATTTAAAAGATTCTTACGAAAATTATCATAAAGTAAAATATGAAGATGGTGTAATTGAACTAATAGTAAAATTATCTGATAGATATATTACCGATAGACAATTTCCCGATAAAGCAATAGACGTTTTGGATGAATTAGGTTCTGAAAAAAGAGTAAGTAGTAGGGTACCGGAATCAATTGAATTGTTGAAAAAAGAATACGATCAAATAAAAGAAAAGAAACTTCAAGTAGTACATAATCAAAACTATGAACTTGCAGCAAAATTGAGAGACGATGAGAAAAAAATATTATCCAAACTTGAAGAAGAAAAATTAAAGTGGATTGAAAAACAGAAAAATAATAAAATACCGATAACACATGATGATGTGTATAATATTATCACACAAATGACCGGTGTACCAATAACTAGGTTAGACTCAAAAGAAGTTGAGAAACTTTTAAAAATGGAAGATTTACTTTCAAGTAAAATTATTGGTCAAGACGAAGCAATTGCAACTATATCCAAATCAATTAGACGTAATAGAGTTGGTATTAAAGATGTAAATAAACCAATTGGTTCGTTTATCTTTTTAGGATCCACTGGAGTAGGAAAGACATATTTAGCAAAATCGATAGCGGATTTATTATTTGGTGACCCTGATAAAATTATTCGTGTTGATATGAGTGAATACATGGAGAAACACAACGTATCAAAGTTAATTGGAGCTCCTCCCGGATATGTTGGACATGACGAAGGAGGTCAATTGACCGAAAAAGTTAAAAATAACCCATTCTCTGTCATTTTATTTGATGAAATAGAGAAGGCACATAAAGATGTGTTCAATATTTTACTTCAAATTTTAGATGAAGGTCATCTAACAGATTCATTCGGTAGAAAAGTAAATTTCACCAATACGATTGTAATCTTAACATCAAATGTTGGAGCTAAAAAAGTTTCTGATTTCGGTGGAGGGGTAGGATTTACAACATCATCCAGTGAACAACAAAAATATGATGTTAGAAAATCTATGATTCAAAAAGCATTAAAACAACAATTCAATCCTGAGTTTTTAAATCGTATAGATGATATTATTTTATTTAATTCTTTGAATGAAGATACATTGAAAAAAATCATCAATATCGAGATTATTAAATTAAATAATAGACTCAAAGAAAAAAATTATAAAATTACTTTCGATAAAACAGTAATCAATAGAATTTTTGAAATGAATCTACAAGAAGAATATGGTGCGAGACCAATTAAAAGGATAATCCAAAATCTTTGTGAAGATTTTTTAAGTGAAGAGATATTAAAAGGTAACATTTTAGAAAATGAACAAGCAACAATTAAATACAAAAATGGTAGTTTAATCATCAATAAAAAAAATATTGTAAATAGTTGATTTTTTAATAAAGATATATATATTTATATCTCTGGAGGTTCTCTTTGTCGATTACCTTTTCGTTTTTTTTTCATTAAGTAAGTGGGGTTGAACCCACCCAAAGACCTTAAAACCCCAACATCCTGTTGGGGTTTTTTATTTTATCTTCCATTTATTTTTTTATTCAAAAATATTTTCTTATTTTTGTTGTTATGAGAAATTATATTTTAATTGTTGCTCTTAGTGTTATGTTTACACTAACAGCTTGTGGTACCGGGTCAACCACTTCGAACACAAAAGACTCATCAACTGTTGTTGTAGATTCAGTAGGAACTAAAGTAGACACAACTGTGTCACCAGTTGCTGATACAACGGTTAAATAAGTTAATGCGGGGAGTATAGTTTATACTGAACTCCCTGCATTTGATATTTATTTAAAAATAATATTATGGGAGAAACAAATATAAAAGGCGATTTAATTCTAATAAGAGGTCTACACGGTAGTGGAAAAACCACATTAGGTAATGTTATATTAAAATCTACATCGATAGATTGTCCCGATGTTCTTTCAATTGATGATTTTTTTATAGATGAAAAGGGAATTTATAACTTTGATTCTACAAAATTAAAAGAAGCCCATAATGATTGTTTATTAAGATGTGCGGAAAAAATGAAATTAGAAATTTCAAAAATAGTTGTAGCAAATCCATTCACCGAAGAGTCTGAAATGGAGAAATATTTTGAAATTGCTAATCGATATCACTATAGAGTACATTCTGTAATTGTTGAAAATAGACACGGTAATATGAATGTACACAACATTTCTAATGATAAAATCAATGAAATGAAGGAAAAATTTCAAATAAAACTTTAATATGAATAAACGTTTTCGTCTTTATTTAGATGATGTAAGAACACCAACTAATGAAGATTGGTTAGTTGTTCGTAACTACAATGAATTTGTTAATGTAGTTAAAGAACATGGATTAGAAAATTTCGAGGTAATATCCTTAGATCACGATTTAGGTGACGAATCTATGATTGAATATTATAGTAATGTGAGATATAACTATACTTTAGATTATAATAATATTGTCAATGAAAAGACCGGATATGATTGTTGTAAATTTTTAGTTAATGAAAGTATTGAAAAAAACATTCCGTTACCACAAATTTATGTACACTCAGCCAATCCAATTGGTAGTGGAAATATGATGGGATATATAAATAATTATTTAATGAATTGCAGATTATCACAAACATGTGTTAGAGTTCAAATTGAACACACTATTGATGAGAACATACAACTATCACCTGAAGCTAGAGAAGCAAAATGGAAAAAATCAAAATAATTCTTTTCAATCAATAAAAATATAAAAATGGGTACAAACACAAAAAGTGGTGAGATTAAACCCTTTAAAAAAGTAGAATTAACTAACGATTATACCGATTTTAAAGATTTTTATGACATTAATAAAGAAATGATATATAGATCAATAATTGAAATTTTTACTGAATTTAAAAATGGTAACGATGATGATTTAAGTTTATATATTAGTGCAAAAATCAGAGGTTTAGATTGGGAAACCGAATTTAATTTCAATAGAAACGACACGATAGTTCTAAAAAGAGATATTATACCTTATTTTGAGAATATTGAAGATTATGAAACCTGTTCAGAAATAATTAGTTTGTATAAAAACTTGACTTTATAAATAGAATTACTTATTTTTAATTTGTAATAATTGTATTCAAGTACATTTATTTATTTTGTCACGGAATAGTTCCCCGATTTCTATCGGGGAATTTTTTTATAATATTAGTCTACTACCTATTAGAAAATTATGTAATAACGGTGTGTTTGGTGTGGTATTTACATTTAATTTATAGTTTGATGAGAATCCAAATCTCCTACTTATTTTATAATCAAATGACATACCAAAAAGAAATCCAGCATGTCGATTCACCAATGTGTTACCTAACATAGAGTTATATGACAATGGTGAAATCATAACAAAAATTTGTGGAGACAATGTAACTTTTCTACTTGTTGGATATTGTTTTGTCCAAAACCCAACTCCTGATGTTATTGTGTTAAATTCAAATTTATTATTAAAATTTTTTAATAGTAAATTAACTATACCAACATTATACCCATATGTACCATATTTTATGTGTGGTTTGATATACGTGTATGATAACATATTCATGTAGTTACCTTCCAAATATGCAATTGCAACACCATATGAATTTATCGAATTTAAACTACCGTCTTGAAAATTCATTTTAGTATAACCACCGCTCAAAACAAATTGTTTTAAATTAGCATAAATTATTGAATTTACACCAAAACTTTCATCACCAGCCATCGAGGATCTACTTACCCCAATTGAAAAGGCTATATTAAATCTCCCATCATTTCCTTGTCCGGTTGTTAAATCCGAAGCCATTAATAATGGGTTTAAATTTTGTTGTTTCTTTTTTTCTTCTTTTTTCCCCTCTTTCTTTTCTTCTTTTTTTTCTTCAGATTTTGTTTCTTTTGATTCACTTTTTGTTTCTGATTTAGATTCAGAAGTGGATGTTGAATTATTGTTGTTTGATGGTACGGATGTTGAATTAGACACCGCCGCAGATGTTGAATTTGCAACTGTTTGAGAAGATGTTTGTGTTACAGTTTGTGTTATCGTTTGTTGTATTATTTGTGGTGTTGGACATGGTTTAGAAAAAATTTCATTTACCCATTTATCTACGGTACCGTTAGAAAATTCGTTTATTGTAAAAATTTTAGAATTATTTCTAATAACCACAATAATTTGGTTACTACCAATAGGAAACGATACCACGTATGTTTTTCCATCACATGGATCCAAATATGTGTTGGTTAAAATCTGAGCATGAATTTTAAAACATAATATTGTTAAAAATATTAATAGTACCCATTTTTTCATTTTTATTTAGTAAAAATTCCTTTTTTAATCATTCTATCAAGTATTCTTGCGCATGCAATATCTAACGCTTTTTTTGTTGAAATTGATATTGTTGATTGATTAAATTTAACAGGATCAACTGTGGCATCTGATAATAATGTTAACTCTCTAGTTGTTTTTGATTCACCCAAACCACTTGCACCAAAAACAACACCTGTTTCAGCATCGGTAAATCTAACTTGTAAACCGATACGTGTTACCATAAGATTTTTTACACCATCTTTTAAATTTATGGTTTCATCTTCAGATACTGAATAATCGTAACACTCGATGGTAACAAAATATTTCGCCAGATTAATTTTACCACGACCGTCTAATTTATTTTCGGAAATACCTGCTTGAGATGCTTGAAATTGTTTTACCATTCTATTTTTTATTTCGGTTTTATCTTCAGTGAATTTAAAACGATTAAGATTTTCCAAATATTCCATGGATATGTTTGCCACCCCTAAACCAACACGTTTTTCTTTTAATTCAGGATACATTTCATACATTTCGTCAGATATACCACATTTTAAAATTTGAACTGGTATTTGCGGTCCATCATAATCTAAAAAATTAGAAATATCAATTGATGTTTCAAATGATGCCTTATATTGTTCTGTTTTAGTTGTGCCGATTGTTTGTGTAAAACTTACAACACTTATTAATAAAAATAAACTTAATAATATTTTTTTCATAATTATTTTAATATAAAAAGGGGAGTTTTACTCCCCCGATTTTATCCTTCATTTTCGGTTTCAGCGTCTAATTTAGCTGCATCATGTTCTGCTTTTCTATTGATAAATTTATCAACCGAAGCTATTCCAAAAGATCCTAATGTAATAACTAAGAATCCGTTGAATATATATTCGTTAATTACCAATGGTTTACCCATCCATCCTGTAATAAGATCAACAAGTAATGCTATGAACATACAAAAAAATGATGCAAATCCAATTACTGATTTTTCATTTATTGTATTGTTGTCGTCAAATAATTCTTTAATAAATCCCATAATTTGTTTTTTGTTTTTTGTTTTTTGTTTATTATCCCTCCGTATGGTCATCCGGATTAATATCTTTTATTTTACCACATTTTAAACATTCTTCGTCTCCGTCACCATCTAAATCACCCCAAACGTGTTCACATTGTCTGTGTTCAAAATATTCATCAATTATACCATCACCATCAAAATCTAATCCATCCATAACTCCGTCACCATCTTCATCAATTTCAACACCTTTCTTTTCAGGTTGTCCAACTTCGACTTGATTTGTAGTTGGTAACGCTAATGGTGCGGTTGACATTGGAACAATTGGATTATTTGGCATATCTGCAGTATTACTTAAAGACGTACCATCTTCTTCATCCATTTTTTGTACTAGCATTTTATCTTTATCGGTGTCTGAAAACCAATAGTCCACAATTTTTCCGTATGAACCGATAAATGCTCCCAACAATAAAAGTAAAAGTTCTTTCCATTCACCTTTAATTTGAGCATTACCTAATACCGCTAAAAATATACCTCCTATTATTAACATGAAACCACCCAATACTATTGCTGTAATATACCATCTACGGCTCATCATTGAGTTTAATAAATCTTTAAAACCACTTGGCGTCTGTTGAATACTCATTTTTTTTTCTTTATAATCTTTTTTTATTTATTACCATTTTGGTGCTTCTTCTTTAAATTCGTCACCGTCTTTCTTTTTAGGTTTTGCAACTGGTTGTGCCGATGGAACTGTTTTTTCTTTTATAATAACAGTTTTACCACCACCACTTGATTGTTGTTGTGCGTTTGAGTTTGTAATATTAATTACCGGTGCAGCTTGTACTGGTGCAGGATCTGATTTATCACCACCACCTAATAATGTTGTTAACCAAACTCCACCAGCGGTTACTACGGTTCCTGCGACACCTATAATGGTTTTTTTTAAACCGGATAAAGTACCGTCATTTTGTGTTTCTTCTGACATAATTTCTTTTTTTTTTACTTAATTGTTATTGGGTATTTTATTTGATTACCACTGATGTCTATAAATATCATGTCATAATCTTTTTTCGGCAAATCTGCCAAATCAATAATTTTTTTTGTTTCAATGTCAGTAGCAGTAAAACCTAATTTTTTTACCGGAGTATCATCACCAAATGGAATTATCTGTAAAGAATATTTTGAACCTACAGTTGTTTCCAAAACCACCGAAACCACATTATTATTTTGATTTATTGATTTAATTGAGGTTGAAGTTGGTTTAACTCCAAGGTCAATTATGTTTGGTTTAATTAAATCGACTTTTTTACAACTTAATGTTATTAATGTCATTAAAAAACCTAAACCTAAAATTCTATCTATTTTTTTCATATTTAAAAATTATTATATCCTGTTAATTTTATTTGTTTATTATTTAAATTAATACCTAATTGTATTCCTTTATTATCACTTGCATCCATAATTGGAGAAACTTTTATGGATGTTAAAATATCAACTCCTTCACCTATAGTTGTGAATTTCAATTTAAATGGGATGACAATACCCGTTAAAGGTTTGTTATTGTTTTGATCTAAAGCACCAAACTTAACTTTACCACTTTTTGAATTAGCAAATACATACCAAGTATTTGGTAAATCGGTTAAAAGTTCTTCAAATTTAATTTTTGTTGTATCATACTCAAATTGAAATTGTAATCCACCCACATTTGATACATTTGTATTAACTGTTACCGGTAATTCAATAGTATTTGAAACTACTGTTAAATTTGGTAACGTAACATCGATCGAATTTATGTTATAAGGTGAATTAATAAACCCTGTTGATTTAAGTGAGAAATTTTTAACTAATCCATTTTGATCAATTACTTGGGATGAGTGAGATCTATTTGCATCACCCCATAACAAATATTTTAAATTTAATGTTTTAACATCTCCCATTACACCTGTTTTAAAATAAGTTCTAGGATATGTTATCGTCGACCAATTTGAAGTTGTTATATTATTCCATGATAGGAGATCCCAAGTTGGCATACTCATATATCCACCACTACCTACTGTATATCCGGGAGGTAAAGTGTATAATACGTCTACACCAGCAACTTGTGCTAAAAGTTTAGGTAAATCACCACCATCTATTTTTTTATTTCTATTAATATCTGCAGCATATAATGATTGACCTGTTTGTAACACAGCTCCATTTGAACCGTCTAAACCCATGGTATTGAATTCATTTTGAGTTGTACTGAAATCAGATATTGTAATTGCATTGTTATAAACATCATAAGATTTATCCATGTCATATAATACCTGAACATAATAAACATTATTTTGTTGTAATTGTGTCTGATTAACATCAACTGTTCCATCAGATAACACCGGAAATAAATGACCTATATTTGTTAAACTATCAACAAATACAACTTTAAGGTTTGTAAGATTTGTTAAATTTTGATTCACGTCAACAAATACATTTACATATTTACCTGCGTTTTGATTCATTATAACATCAACTTTTTTTGGTTCATCCATATAAGTAATATCCTGAATACCATTATTATTCCATCCCGCAACAAAGTCTAATTTTATTGGATTGAACATGGTTGCAGTTGATGTTTGTTTCAATCTCATTCTCACAACCAATAAATCTGAATATCCGGTATATGGCATTCCATTTGTTGATGCCCATGTTAATGTTGCACGAATAATTGTATTTGGTCCGCCTGATTGATAAATGTAGTTACAGTTATTGAACATGTAAGTACCATTGGTTGCGTTGGTACCCGATGTATTTGTTGGTTGTACATATGTATATCCCATATAACTATTCCAAGTTAATTGTACATTCGAACCATATGGTAAAATTCCACCATTACCACCAGTACCAGTATGATTAATTGATACTATTTCAAAGTTTGTATTATCAAATTCAAAATCAAACAATAATTGTCTAGTTGTTGTATTACCATTTCCGTCACCGTATACAATAACATTAAATTCACTACCTCTATTAATAGGTTGTCCATTATTATCCAAATAAATTGGATTATCATTTAATTTAAATTTTATTGGATTTTGACCATATATGTTTGTAACATATAATAATAATAGTATAGATAATATTTTTTTCATTTATTCAAATAATTTTGTTACGAGTTTATCACATCCTTTTTTTAATGCGTTACTTAATGATGTTTGATTAAATTTTCCGCCTTGATCAACTATTAATGTCGACATAGAAATTTCTGATGAAGATTCTTCTATCATTACTTCTTTTTCTTTCTTATCGTTTTTATAAAGAACACCCTTCATTCTGATCACAACTTCATCTTCATTTTTATGAAAAACTGAAATGTTCTTTTTTGTTGATAAAACATCTAAATAAACAATTTGAACTTGTATTTTATATGGTGAATTAGGTGACAATTCGTAACCTTTTTCTTGAAGGTATTCCTCTAAAATATTTTTAACACCAAATTCCAAATTTCTGTTTCCAGATAATTTACCAATTTTTACTTGATTAGTAACACTTTCAACCCACACATGTTCTTGTTCATTGTACCAAACATTATCTGGTGAGTTTTTATATGTTCCATCAAATTTCAAATTAACCCAATTCGAAATGTTTTCAGTAATTTCTTTTTTTCCGGCAAGTTGTAAAAACATAAATGTTAATTGAAATAACAATGCTGATACAACACAAAAAATAATTGAGAATAATAATAGATACACAAATCTATCCATGACACTTAGTGTCAATAATTTAACCTTTTTCATAGAATATTTAATTTACTTAACGTATCTTAAATCTTTGGTTAAATCAGAAAGACGTAACACAATGTGGTATTAAGATACATTTATTTATTTTGTCAATTATAAATACTACAAATATGATTAGATATTATTTTATTTTTTAATCAATTTTTTACAAAAAAAAATATTTTTTAATTTTTTTTATTTTTTCTTGTTTTTTCAAATACTTATATGTATCTTTGTGTAACAATTGAGGTAAGAAGTATTTCGTACCGAGGTTACATAAAGTAAATTTAAAAAATAAAATAATTCAGTGAAACAATTCATACATACAAAATCATTTATTATCTGTTCAAAATGGGCGGATGAGCGTGATATTACCATGTCTCGAGTTTTTGATACTGATTTAGGTTAAAATAGATTAACTTTAAAAAGTAAAAACCTCGAGACAAAATCTCGGGGTTTTTTGTTTTACGGGCCGGATGTCAATGGCAGACTACCTGATTTGCAATCAGAGTAAATGGGTTCGATTCCCAACGTGTCCACCTTGAACTTTTGTTCTTTGACATAATGGAAATATTGGCGGATAACCACCCAATCTGATACGTTGGAGCAAGGTAATGGTTGAAAATATCGGTTCGAGTCCGATTCCGCCAACAAAAATTTAAAAAAATATCTATAATGGTGAGATAGCGCAGATGGTCAGTTCGCACTGGACTGAAAATCCAGGGATGTCGGTTCGAGTCCGACTCTCACCACATTTTGCTCCTGTCATCTAATGGTTAGGATGTCAGATTTTCGATCTGAAAATGCGAGTTCGATTCTCGTCGGGAGTACAAGTTTTACTGACATTTACTTATAAAGGTCAGCGGGGTCCATCAGCAGTTTGATGATTTTGAAAATTACCATAGCACGTTCGGTAATAAGTAAAATAGGACTGGTCTCCGCCATAGCAGTGAAAAGATGGGCGCCAACGGAGCATGGTTGAATGGTTTACAATGCCACCTTGTCACGGTGTGTGGTACGGGTTCGAATCCCGTTGTTCCGGCAGATGGTTATAGTCCCTGGGAGTTGTAACAATTAAAACGATGTTGTTACTATCGAAAGATACCTCACCATAAAACTCTGGGCAAAATCCTTTAACCGGAAACGGGAACGGGTTGGCAATTCGGAAAGACGAATAAATAAAAAACCTTTAAAACAAATTGTTATGGAAAGTGACAAGTCAGACAAACAGAATCCCTCGTAGCTCAATTGGATAGAGTAACCGGCTTTTAACCGGTGGGTTGTGAGATCGTACCTCACCGGGGGAACCAAAAAATACGGATGTGGTGAAATTGGTTATCATTTTAGTCTCCAAAACTAAAGTTCCTGATTCGAGTTCAGGCATCCGTGCAAATTATATTTAAAAACATATAAAAATGAAAAAACAATTTGACATGCATTAGTTAAACTAATGTAATATGACAAACAAAGAGTATAGAGTAAAAAAAATGAAACAGTTATGGGATTATTGTTTCATTTGTCAAAAAAGAAATGGAAGTTGGTATTATGATTGTTCACCAACTTTTGTACACGGTAGACACGGAAGTGGAAAACCGATAGAATCATATAAACGAAGAGAATTTAGATCTTGGAAACACAATAGGAGGACACAATGGAAAACGAAAAATTAGAGTTCAAAATTAAAGCAGATGACCAACTTGAACAAATAAGACAAGATCGAAAAAAAAGAATTAGGGAATATTGGGAAAATGAATTAGGTAAATTTATTGAACCAGATGATGTTCCAGAATTACCAAGAGTTGACGAACAAGAATGGAAAGAATTTTATATTCCGAAACTTATTGAAGCTGGCGCAATCCCAAAAAAAGATTTGATTGATGGTCAAATTTATATTGGAGAACATAGAAATGCAAAAATCCAAAGATGGAATGCAGAAAAAAACAAATTTGATCACATGAGATATAAATTTGGTTGGATGGAAGATGATTGTAATCATTTTGAAGATGATGATGGTTTTGCATTATTTGTTCCAATTAGATTAGGTACTGAAGATGATTGGAACGATAGGTTAAAATAAAAGTGGTCTCATAGTTTAATGGAAAAACGTTTCGCTACGGACGAGATGATTGGGGTTCAAATCCCTGTGAGACTTCTAAATAAGGTTAGTTAGGTCGTGGAGATGGAATATATTAAATATTATTCTTGGTGTTATAAATAAAATGACGATGTGGCTGAATGGTTGAAAGCACTGATCTGCAAAATCAGAAAATTTTTATTTCATTGTGAGTTCGAATCTCACCATCGTCTCTAATATGTTCAAGAATGATATTTACCTCATTTTTGTGGTATTTATAAAATATGAAATGGAGTGAAACAAAAATAGAAAAATTAAAATGTTTAATAAATGAAAACAAAAGACCAAATGAAATTATCAAAGAACTTGGTGTAACTAAAAAGGCACTATCGTTAAAAATGGGTAGACTCGGATTAAAAATAAAATATAAAAATGTAATAAAATGTATTTTTTGTGGAAATGAATTTGAAAATTATTCAAATATTAATTCTAAATTTTGTTCTAATTCTTGTTCGGCAAAACACACAAATAAAAAAAGAAAATTAACAGACGAAACAAAACAAAAAATAAAAAATTCAATAACGAGTTTTCATAACAATAAACCAAAAAAAGAAAAATCAATAAAAAAATGTAAAATTTGTACAAATGAAGTAAAAGAAAAATATAAATACATTTGTGAATCCTGTAAAATAGAATATTATCAATATTATAGAACAGAATGTAAGTTTAATTTTAATGTTTATGAATATCCAAACAAATTTGATTTAGATTTAATTAAAGAACATGGTTGGTATTCTGCGTCAAATAGAGGTAATAATTTGAATGGCGTTAGTAGAGACCATATGTTCTCGATAAAAGATGGTTTCAAATTAAAAATACCACCCGATATAATAAAACATCCAGCAAATTGTAAATTGATGAAACATAAGGATAATAATATAAAAAAAACAAATTCAACAATAACAATTGATGAACTTTTAGAAAAAATTAAAAATTGGTAACATGGTGGTTGTAGCCTAATGGTAGGGCGGAAGATTGTGGTTCTTCATGTGAGAGTTCGATTCTCTCCAATCACACCATATTGCAGGTTAGAGTAGAGGTCAAACTCAGCGGTCTCATAAGCCGACGCCAATAAAATGGCACGTCAGGTTCGAATCCTGCACCTGCAACTAAAACTTTTGACTATGGCGAGAACGTCAAAAAGAGTGGCAAGAAAGGCCAGTAGTGCTTTAAGAAGTAAAAGAACTACAAAAGATTATAAATCAGTGGCAGGATCGGCACTCCGACAGCGTAGAAGAAAGTAAAGAAATCAGGTGACGACGGAGGTGGAACCCCTCTGTCTATAAATCCCAAAGAGCTGTCTTGATTCTAGATATCAAAGCGGTGCGGGTAGAGTCGCTATAAGCGGGGAGTGATTAACCCAATTGTGAAAATGTGACCACTGATTTAGAAATATATCAGTTATGATGTTCAAATGGGAACGAAAAACCTGTAAATTTTTTTGAGACTAACTTAACGAGGCATTTGTCAACCAGAGCATGACTTGGATGGTGCAGATTGAAGATAAGTTAGAATCAATTTGGTTCATTGGTGTAATGGCTAACATGCTACACTGTCGATGTAGAGAGTCTCGGTTCGATCCCGTGATGAACCGCAATGAGTGAGAGGTACTCAGCAGTCTTTAATCCAAGACTCATTTAAAAATGGATAGGGTATAGGACCGGACATCCTAATATCCACATAGAAGACTATCCCATGGGTAGAAACTATGTGTGGCTCTGTAAAACGCCGGTCCCTTCGGGATAAAGCTGGAAAATCATCCTTGCTCCGAGTAATATGGTTGACTTTTTTAACGGGGACGCCCAGCAGGTTTTTCAAACAGTAAAAACCGATATAACTACTCACCTGTAATCTCAAGGTGGGGAACTTTTTAAGTTCTTTGAAAAAAATAGGTTGAATATACCTGTTTTAGATACTTTTGGTGTCTACCAAGATATTTATTATAAAAGTAATAGATATGCCGGGAATATATTCAGAAAAAACTTGTCCTTGTTGTGGTAATGTTGGTAGAAGAAGAACCAAATTTTGTTCACAAACTTGTGTTGCGAAAGTTAAACGAGATATTAAAATTCAAGAATGGTTAAATGGTAATCACGATGGAATGAGAGGTAAAACTCAAACGGCAAAATGGATAAGAGATTATATGATGGAAACTTGTAATGAAAAATGTATGTCGTGTGGGTGGTCGGAAAGAAATAAACATACAGGAAAAGTTCCATTAGAGTTAAGTCATAAAGATGGAAATTTTATGAACAATAAAATTGAAAATCTTGAGATAATTTGTCCAAATTGTCATAGTTTAACTGACAGTTATAAAGGGGCAAATAAAAAAGAAGGTAGACCTCGTAGTAAATATTATAGGGGTTTATAAATAATAGAGAGTTGGCCGAGTGGTTGATGGCACCGCTCTTGAAAAGCGGCAAGTGTAACAGCTTCTGGGGTTCGAATCCCTAACTCTCTGCAGGTCGTCTTTTTATATTGCTCCCGTTTGTGAGTTAACTTTATTGACGTAAAACAGAAAGTAACGTAATCCATTCCCTTCTGGAGTTGATGGTAAAACTATCCGGTCCATTTCCTTACCGAAGGAGTTTCCTGACCTACTATAGAAACTCAAACGACAGTGAAAAGTAAGGTCCTAAAAGACGAAGCCGAAGTCTGGACCTGAATGTTTGGTTAGTTCAATGGTAGAACAACAAATTTAATCGAGTAAATAACAGTTCGATTCTGTTACCAAACACAATAATTTGAATAGAAAAATATTCTATAATAAAATATTTTTGTTGTTTTGTAGTTATTTATATTGAAACAATTTCAAAAATATTGTTATGAATATTAAAGATAAAATCACTATCGTCATTCCTTGTAAAAATGAGATAAAATATATTAGTAATACAATCTTATCGATTGTCAAACAAAATAACATTAAAGGAACAAAAGTTATCATTTCTGACGGAAATTCATCAGACGGTACCAAAGAAAAAATAATCGAATTATCATCGGCTTACAAGGATATTTTAAATATTGAAATGATTGATGGTGGTAAAGTGGCGTATGGAAGAAATAAAGGATCAGAATTAGTTGATACCAAATATATACTTTTCATGGATGCCGATGTTATTTTAACGGATCGAAATTTAATTAATCATACGTTGTTTGAAATGTATCATTACAAATTGGATCTTTTAACCTGTAAAGTAAAATCACACGGAAATAATATTAGAACAAAATTAATCTTTAAACTATTCAATATCGTAAATAAAATTATTTCTAAAAAAACACCATTTGCTGTTGGGATGTATTTTTTAACCAAACGAGATGTTTTTAGATATTTAGGTGGATTTGACGAAAAAATGGAACATTCTGAAGATTATTTTTTATCCAAAAAATATAATCCAAAAAAATTCAGAATTTCATCAAAATTCATTGGACAAGATGATAGAAGGTTTAAAAAGATGGGTTATTTTGGTATGATAAAATTATGTATAACAAATTTTATCAATCGTAATAACTACCAACATTTTTTAAAAGATGTAAATTATTGGAAATAAATAAAAATAAATTTTGTATTTAGAAAACTTTTTGTATATTTGCATATACTTATTTAGTAACGATGAAGAATTTGAATAACATAATAACACTTAGTACGAGACCACTTAATAACGGTAACGGATATGGTGTGCAACCGTTATATTGTTCAAGTTCGGATTTTGATGGATTATAAAAAAATAAATTCATTATAAAGAAACCCGAACTAAATAAAAAAAAGTTCGGGTTTTTTGTTTTACGGAAAAAATTTTTTATATTTTCATTGTTCTTTGACATATTGGGAAAATTGCCTGGGTGGTGGAATTGGTAGACACGCAAGACTTAAATCCTTTTCGTTTACCACATTTCATAGTATTTATTATTATGAAATATACGAAAGAAAATTTAGAGTCCGTGGTACGTGAATGCGGTTCGATAAGACAGGTATTAAAAAAATTAGGATTGAAGGAGGCTGGTGGTAATTATGAAAATATTAAAACCAGAATTAAAATCTTTGAAATTGACACATCTCATTTTCATGGGATGACTTGGAACAAAGGAAAAAAATGGTCAAAATCAAAAGACATTTCATCTAAGTTAGTTGAACATTCAACATACTCAAGTGGGTTACCTATTTCGAGTTATGTTTTAAAAAATCAATTATTAAAACTTGGTATTAAAGAACATAAATGTGAGATTTGTGATGGTGTTGAATGGATGAATAATCTGATACCATTAGAACTTCATCATGTTAATGGAAATAAATTTGATAATAGGATAGAAAATTTAAAATTATTATGTCCTAATTGTCACGCATTTACTGATAACTATAGGGCAAAAAATATGAGTGCTAGATAAGAAATTATCTAAGTAGAATTCCGTAAATTCGGTGAACCCTTTGATATGGGAATACCGAGCGAAACCCGAAAGGGAACGTGTAGAGACTAGACACGGAACACCTAAGTTTTAATAATATGGTGAAGGTATAGTCCAGACCACAAACTCGAAAGAGGTAGTGAAAACTATAGTGGCATGAAAATCTTGTGGACTGTAGAGTCCGTGCGGGTTCGACCCCCGCCCCAGGTACAAACACTATCGTTCTTTGAAAATAAAGGAGAAACATAATATGGATATATTATCATTTATTTTAGGAATGTCTATAGTTGTGGTTATTGCAGTTGCAATAGTTGCGGTTATAGCCTTTGTTAAGGTGAACAAACTAAACAAAGAAATTGAATCAATTCACACAATTTATTCGGGTGAATTTGAAAGAATGAATAGAAATGTGATGGATTCGGAACGAAATTTATATTCTGTTTTGGATTCAAGACTTGATAAACTTGAAAGTAAATTAAGTAGTGGCCGTAAGGCATAATAATTAAATAAAAACTTTCAAAGACGATAGTGTTAATTTGGTTCGGTAGCTCAATGGAAGAGCAACAGCCTTCTAAGCTGTAGGTTATTGGTTCGACCCCAATCCGGATCACAAACAGTTTACTTCGACAACGTTCTGTATTAAAAATTGGAGTCGGCCATAGAGTAGTTGACCAATTGGTAGGTCACTTCATTTGGGATGAAGACGGTGCAGGTTCGAGTCCTGTTTACTCTACAAAAGTTACGATGGGCTAATATGGGGGTTCAAATCCCGCCGTTCCCACTAAAGTAGGATAGGTTTAGCGTAACTTTTAAGTTGCTTCCTTAGCTCAGTTGGTAGAGCAAAATCCTGTTAAGATTGAGGTCGGGGGATCGTAACCCTCAGGAAGCGCAATAATGGCCTTGTGGTGGAACGGTAGACACGTCAGTTTTAGAAACTGATGTCGAAAGACGTATAGGTTCGAATCCTATCAGGGTCACATAAATTGGGAGTGTCGTCAATGCGGTAATTGGCACCTGACTGTAAATCAGGAGTTTTACAACTTCGGCGGTTCGAATCCGTCCACTCTCACAAATAAAATATTATGACAACGTTGGAAACACAGTACAAAAATTATCAAATTGATAATCCTGATTCAACATTAACATTTGATGAATGGAAGAAACAATTAGTTGAAGATGTTAAATCATCAATGAAAAGAATATTTGATGAAATTAGTACGCCGGAATATAAACAAAAACAAATTAAGGAACATCAAAAGTATCTTGATGAGGTATCAATGGACTTTCAATTAGGATATTTTGTTGGTGAAAATATTGTAAATAATTATCTCCCAACGTTATCAACCGATATGATTCATTCAAGAAAAGTGATTCAAGTTAATGAAGAAGACACTATAGAAATTGAAAGATTAAATAAAGAAAGTTGGATTAATAATGATGAATTGATCGATAAGGAAAAATGGAAATTATATCTAAACTATAAAAAAATGTTGGAGAAAAAATATCTTCCACAAACTTTGGAATGTGTGTTTAGTTTAATTAGAATTGACGATATCAAAAAATTCAAAGAAGGATTAAAAAGTTCACTTTGGAATTGTGACATGTGTTCATACAATGTAGAAGAAGAAAATATTGAAATCTATAATGATTTAGAAATTGGGTACACACATATTAAATTTAAATATGACCCAACAACTAATGATGAAATAGAATAAAAGTTTGGACGTGTAACTCAGTTGGTAAGAGTGCGATGCTCATAACATCGAAGTCTCTGGTTCGAACCCAGACATGTCCACAGGAGATTAGGGTAAACCTTACCCGATGTCGACAGGGGTGACGTAAGTCAGTCTCCTCTCATAGAAGATTAGCTCAGTTGGAAGAGCACTTGTCTTACATACAAGATGTCACTGGTTCGATCCCGGTATCTTCTACCAAAAGCCTCTTAAGCATTGCAGGCGATGCGCATGACTTGTAATCATGATAACTCGGTTCGATTCCGGGCGGAGGCTCCCAAGCGAGTATAGTATAGTGGTTAATATGCCTTCCTTCCAAGTAGGATACGACGTTTCGATTACGTCTACTCGCTCACTTTGTCCTTTAGTATAACGGTAGTACAGATGGTTTTGGTCTATCTAGTTGGGGTTCGAATCCCTGAGGGACAACTAAAAATAAAATATATGAGTTTAGAAACTATGATCGGTATATCGTATTTAATAACTGTACCATATGTAATATGGAGGTTAATAAAAAGATATGATAAAACATCACTTGATGGTGTTATTGGACCTACGCCGGGGTTTGATGGTATTATGTTTATCCTCGGAGCGCCTTTTTGGACTGTTATTGATTTAATTGTTAACACAATTCAATTTTTTAATAAAACAAAAAACTATGACGAAAAAATTTATTAGGAGAGTTACCCAAGTTGGTGAAGGGGTCACATTGCTAACGTGATAGATCGAGTAGTCGGTACGAGAGTTCGAGTCTCTCACTCTCCTCACCCTTCAAATCCTGTGTAGGTCCGAGCAGGTGTGAGGTAAGGTATCGGACCCCATATTGTGGTATGGCGAAAAAAGACTGTCTCTGTTATGGTCTTGGCAAACGCATCCGGTTGTCTCCCGG